CGACATCTCCCCGCAGGGCTTTCGCCCTCTTCCCCATTTAAAATGGAGAAGCGTACCTAAGGTGAATGGTCACCGCCTTAGGACGGCCAGCCCGCTCAAGGTGTCCCTCGAACAAAGGCTCAGGATCAAAGGAATCGTAGAAGGTGAAGATATCATCTTTCCTTCGCGGACTCCAGCGATCGCTGAAATCTTTGGACGTGAGCACCTTGTGAAGGGCGCCAACCCCCTCTAGAGGATCCAGAGGTGGGCGTGCTTTCACTGTCCAACCCCTTACCAGGGGATTGTGCAGATGAGAGCCCAGCTTTTCGGTCTCATAACCCAAATAGCTGTGGCGGCCTAGAACAGAAGAGGTTGGAAGAACGACTGGGTAATGTTTTAGCATCACCCGGATCCGGTCGTCCAACCACGCGCAGGTCTTCCACAACCCTCTAAAATATAGTTGGTTGCGAAGAGACACGAGCGATACTACTTCTGTTGCGGACCTCCGTGATGTAGGGAACAACTGCCTGACCTTGACAGTAGTAACGTCATGGCCATCGTAGTAGTCCTTACCGCAAGACTCCCTGAAGCTTCCGCTCCAGAAGGACTTGCTTGAGTTCACGACGAATCCAAAGGATTCTAGTGTCTCGATCACGGATGACACATAGTCTACAGGGATGACAATGTCATCTCCGTAGACGCGCACTCGCTTCATCCACGGATAAAAATCCTTAGATGAAGTGAATGGTTCATTAAGCTCTCGCTCGATCCCTAGAAAGATGAGTGTAAGGAACACCATCGCTTCTAGAGGAAAGGTAAGAGCTGAACCCATTGACGCGAACTTCGCGAGCGACACTGTTGTGTCTAACTCACGAACCCACGCTCGCTGCGAACGGGATGCTTGAACCGCCTCATCCACATGAGGATGGTTCCGCATCATCGCTCGCACGAGCGAGTTTGGAACGCGATCGGACGCTTCACTCAAATCAAGTGTAGCGAGCTCGCCTGTATGGGAGCCTAAACGGGCCATCTCCTGATTAGGAGTTTGATCCGTGAAACCGAGCATGGTATCCAAGTGGTAATAGCTTGAAATACCATCTAGAATTGCTGGTAGAAGAGACTGCTGAGCATACTGATGCCAGCTAGGCTCGACACCAATAATCCTAGGCGTCTTGAGCGGCTTAGGTACCGAGATAACCTTGTCGGGTATCTCGTCACCGGGTTCGAGGATGTCCACGGCCCCAAGTTGGTCGTAAAACCGCCAACTCGGCAGGAGAAACTCACCAGCTGGTAAGATTCTCTCAAGCCGACGTGTCCAGGTACGAAGCGTAAACTTCTTGTTTCCAAGAAGTTTATCCGCAGTTGCACCCGGACCGTGCCTCGGGGTGAGCTCCAGGTTATGGATTTTATTATCCACTCTTGAGAGTACACCCGCGAAAAGCAGATCCGAAATCCTAAGAAAGTCAGAGAGATCTCCCTGGCTTCTTTGATTGTCGTATCTCCGGACATCCTTCTCACAATCGATGTAACCCTGCATGGCTTTCCGGACCCTCGCATCACTGCAAGGGACCGAAACTTTACTGAACATCAGCGTTAGCTGGCGTACGGCAAAGATGGAATCCACACAGGGGTCATCGAGTAATGAACCACTTGCGCGGTCGAACACATTCGAAAGGAAACCTCCGAGAAATCGGGGGAGACCGCCTCCTCTGTTAAAACCGCAGAAGAGGTCGTTCGAAACCTGCTTTTGATCAAGGGCTTTCTCAAAGTCCTTGCCAAACGCAGGTAGGGTGATCGTGAGAAACGATAACCCCTCGTGTTTTGACCGACCAGCGACTGTTTCAAAGTCGCGGGCAGCGCTTGTGTGACACCAACTAGCCAATTCATCGGCTAGCACCTGCCAGAGCAACATTAGGCTTTTCATACCACCTCCTGATGGAGTTAGGTATTCCTTAGCCTATGGCCGCCAGTACAGATAGCCCAACAACGCTAAAACGCTATTGGGTGTATGCGACTTGTGTAATGATGGAAAGTTCTTCCATCCTGACACAATAACCACCAGCTAGCTGATAAGGCTAGCTAGTGGCGCAATATCTGTGCCATCCAGCAGCGCCGTGATGAAAACGCAAACAGCCATTACAGCTGCAGCGTAGATCTTGCGGCGTGCCGGTATCAGCTCTCACCACCAAGAAGCTTGGTAATGAGGGCATCCGAAGTGAGGGCTGCGAGGGCCTTGAGGCCGTCGTAAACCTCCTTCACCTGCGCATTCGTGTATCCCGCAGGCGGAATGTCGAAGACGATGTAGTTTGACATCGAAACCTTCGAGTTCTGCGTGGGGATGAACGGATCGCTGGTGATCTTCGAATGGTCGACCCGAAGCACACGTCGGTTCCTACGCCCGTAGGCGTGGGACGCCGTGAGCTTGATCAATCCGTCCGACGACAGGTATTCGGCCTTGTTCTGTCCCACGTTAACGCGGGGCAGAGGGGTCGTGACACCTGCGACGGTAATGGATTGGGGATCACTGAATGCCATTAGGCATTGCTCCTTTCGACCGTGCTATCAACACGATCTGGTGTTTGACAGTACAACGACCGTCTTTCAGCGGCGGGTAATACCCAACGCTGATAGGATGGAGAGCTGGAATGGTGACAAGCCATCCCAACTGATTCCAAAACCAAAGGGATTTGCGCGCTGTCGGAGCTTCGTCTCTTCGACGTAGACCAACGGCTCCACTTGACCCCCACCGTAAAGGTTGGGATTTTCGTGGGTAAAGGTACTTGAAGCAATAGTATGCTCCATAATGTACCCGTATCGCAAAACCAGACCACCACCGGCCCAATCGGAAACGTTAGAAATAACGTCCCCTATATTGGAAAACCAGTCTGCGGCCCAGGACCACGGTGCCAAGTTCCAGAGAACTTCTGGAGTTAGTTTCAGTCCGAGGATTTCCTCGGCAAACAGCGAGTACTTGTCTAGCTTCTTCCGGGAGTCGTATCCGGTAGGGAGATAGTAAGTAAACGCTCCACTGAACCAACGACGCTTATAGACTCTGTCTATACGCCTCACTCGGTACTGTGTGAAGTTCGGATCTTGGAAAAAGTTGTTGTTAGGCGGCCCATACGGGGCGCTTTGCAACACAAATCCACGATCGTGAACTTCATCCTGTACGGGAAAGTGGAACTGACGTCGGACAACCCTCCCAGCATCGCGCTCATACTGTTCAAGAACAGTCTTTGCGCGTGCCACGGCTTCCGCAAAAGAGCGGATGTCGCGAACGAGGGGCTGCCAGCCGAACTGATAGTTCAAGTACTCATCTCCCGCATTACGCGTGAGATCAGACTTTGCCCTCCATAGGGTAGAGCCGAACAAGGACGGAAGTTTGTCCTTATAGAGCTCGCCTAGGAAGGTAGCTGCGTCAGCAACCGAGTTAGTCGGTTTGCATTGCGCGATCGCTTCCGCCCCAGCTTGATTCAGTGACGATTCACTACTCGCCACGGAACCAGGCCATGGGTTAAACGGAAGAGATCCCGAGTTGGGATCGAACGGCAAGATCGGACCCTCGTACACATACGTCTGAGACGTACTGTACAGGGGAGGATCTGGCGTTACGATAACCCTCCTGAGCTTTCTATACTGCGCAGAGCCACCTGTTAGGTGGACTTTGCTAGTAGAGAAATTACCTCCAATGTCCTCCAGACCCCCACCGTTACGGGGGGGCCATGGATGCCCTTCGGACCCAGTTACCTGGGTCCCTGGAACTTTCTTAGCGGGAGTGTTCGCTAGAACTTGCACGCCAGGGGGAAACCCTGGGCGTGTAGTTTCTGTACGAACCGTGGATGTCCTAGCTGGAATCAGATAGGGCAAATCACGCCGCTTGTAAGAAAGGGATCCAGACATACAGGATCACCTCTTTGGTAAGGTGTCTTCTTTGCCTACACGGCAGGTTGTGTAGGGAGAAGAGACGGTGTGCACTGCGCAGGCAGCCAGGGGTTA